GATATTGATTCGCGCTAGACACGTCAGCGTCGTATCGCGACACAGTCTCAAGGCCTTTCTTAGCAGTGTCGCGGAGAGTGCCGAGTGCCTGCGCTTTGCTGACCAGTTCGCAGAACACCGGCGTATGAGTGTCGGAATAACGAAACCCTCGGATTTTCTCTTCAAGTTTGTCCTGTGGGGTGACATTGGCGGGTAAGTGCACTGTCACGTGCAGTTTGGCGAGTTGCCGTCGAATGTCGCAACACGAGTTGGTATCGCCGAACCATACCTGGGGTGAATATTGGCGCGATAGGAAACTGACGCCGGATTGACCGCGTTTCACGGTGTCAATGGTTAGCACTTGGCCCATGCCCTTAGCGCTAGAGACGTAGACGGCAGTGTCGATATCACCACCTATGCCATCGTCGCCGCCGTACATACCGAGCCGTTTCCAAGCTTCAGTAGGTGTACAGTTGCAGCGCCGCAAAGCGATGAAGGCGATGAATATGTTGAGGAGAGTGTTAAACACACTGGTTTCAGGCGACCCGGAAAGCCGTGCGAACCAAGTGCCATACGACGAACCAAAACGTCCGTAGGCTTGTAGTCCGCACTGAGTGCGCATTAGCTCAACAAGGTGCGTGTGATGGCTCGGATGGAACAGCCACATCATGGTGATGCGTTCAAATTCGCGTGCAGCGGGGCAGACGCGGCCATCCATGCGTGAAAAATCAGTGAGTTTAATGAAAGCAGCAGCTTCGGCGATCTCAGCGACGCGAGTCGCAATTTCGGCTGGCGTTTTCCCAAAGGCATAGCAATCAAGTGTTTTCAGGTGTTCGGCAACAGCCTGCATGTAGCGCGAATACTCTAGCTTATCGGAGCTGCAGATGGGGCTGATCAGTCGAGGGTCTGCGAGCGTTGAGGCGGCTTCTTTCTTGATGAATGCTTGTGTGACGAGTTTGGGATTTTGAAAGCAGCCGTCGTGCAATATGCGCTGTTGCGATGGTCGGTTTTGCTGCTTGAACACATCCGCATGCGTCTGAGGGTGAAGAGAATGTCGTTTGCCGAGGAAGACAAGGAACTCGGCGAGATACTTGAGATCGGCGGAGTTCATGGCAGTATCATTGTCTTGAATGTCGGTGACGCGACTCTTAATGGCGTGGCGCTCAGAGGATATTACATTGTCGGCAGCGAAGGCCTCATGCAAAATAGGTGACATGAATGAGGTAAGTGCAGGGCCAACAATCTCGTAATTGCGGGGTTCGAATTGGTATTGCTTGACGCCGTGTTCAACAGGCACTACAACGCACTGTTTGGAACCGTGTTTGTTGCGGTGATACTCGTAAGCAGGGCAGGCGGTAGTCGCGTCGCCGTCAGTGTATTTCGACACAGCTGGCAAGGTCAACGTTATCGCACTGGTCCGGGCGAGTGTTGCAATGGCGTCGTCTTCTTCAATCTTAAGGTGACTGCAAGCGAACGTGCCTAGACGCGCGGTGGACATAATAATGCCTCCGACGTTATGAACACGCATGCGTGCAAAATCTCCGTCGACAGGGTCGATACGTGAGATTTGTTTTTCGCCCAAGAATAGTGTGGTCCAAGCGCTCCACCACGCCCATTTGCGAATGGGGGTAAGGAGGACGAGCTGATGGTCCAGCATGGTTGCTCGGCGGTCAATATGGTACGTTGCGGCAGCATATGGCACACCAAGAAAGCGCTCGGTGATGAGCGCGCTGTCTTGACTAAAGTTCCAAAGGTAGCTCGGGTACGAGCCGCCGCCTGCCACGAAAAAGTCGACCTTACCGTCGCGGCGAAAAGTATAAGAATACTCAGCGGCGTTACGGGCGGCGGCTTCGGGTTGAAACGTGTACAGGAGGGTAGGTTGGAAGTTGTCAATAAGGGCACTCTGCAGGTCAATATAGTAATCCGTGTCGACATACACGATGAGGTGGTCGTCGCGTAGCTTGTCCGCGCGCGGCTCGATGTGCACATCCTTAGCCCAATACCAGTCGCGCATGCCGGAGTAGCCATGGCGTTGGTCAGATTTGGACATCTGCATGTAATAGCATTCAAGTCCGCACATAGCAGCGAGGCGCTGACTGAAGGACGTAGCGGTTGAGCGATCGGCAGCCACGTTACCGTGGGTGTGATTATGGGGCACGGGCACGCGAACGATGCGGGTATCAGTGAAGGTACTCCGCAAAGACTCGTGCGAGGAGAAAGTGGAGGAACTCCAACGCATGAACAGTGTCAAAAGATGTCGGGTGCTATGGCGCGCAAGGACATACGTGATGCCGGCGAGTACCGCCACGCTGCACACCAAAAGGATGGCGTACACGTAGGCGAGTACATCGGGGCTCTCGCTTTGCAGCGACGGCATCATGACAGGGTCGGGTCGTGGGAGTTGTTTGCGCAGACGATCGAACGGCGGCGCATGTGGCATGCTTTTCAGCAAGGCTCGCTTTTCAGCGAGACTGGGTAGACTGACGGGTTGCATCAGGCTGGTGTACTGGCAAGGTAC